CTCATGGAGATCGCCGGCTAATGTCAACAATGTACGTGAACAATATTGCTCCGCTTGAAGGCAATACGATCAATGTGGCGAGTGGTAATACACTGTATGTTCCAGGTAGTGTGATTCAGGTTGTTAGTGTGACAAAAACGGATTTCTTTTCCACATCGTCAACGGCTTATGTTGATGTGACTGGAGTCTCTGCAACAATCACGCCATCTTCTGCGTCAAGTAAAATTTTAGTTAGTGTAACTGGGGCTTCCTCAGCAGGTGCGGCGGATAATTTTGCATATGCTGTTTTAGTTCGTAATTCAACTCAAATCGCTATCGGAGACTCTAGAGGTAGCGCACAAAGAACATCTTTGGATTTATCACAGCAGAACGCAGGTAATCCTACTGTATGGGCAAAACATTGGTCCATAAATCATTTGGACTCACCATCAACAACGGATGCAGTAACGTATAAATTACAAGCCAAGAAAACTCAATATAACATTGGGATCGGAGGAAGTTGGAACACTGGTGACGGCAATAGATCAAATGTTCCTACTACAATCACACTCATGGAGATCGCAGGGTAATGGCACTGATCAGACCAAACAACAAAGCGCTCTCCAATATTACGACGTTGCCGACTGGGATTACTGAGTATAATCTTTTAGGGACTGATTTACCGAGTGGGTCTGTGTTGCAAGTTGTGAATTATGTTACTGATGGCAACACAAATTTTAGTACAACTTCTACATCACCTGTGTCAACAGAGCTAACATTATCTATTACGCCTTCAAGCGCATCAAATAAAGTATTAGTGCTTGCAAGCCCCAGTCTATGGCTAAATAGCTATGGCCAAAATAATGGTACAAACAAAGCCTATCTTTATAGAGATGGATCTTCTGTGTTTAGATTTGTTAAAAGAATCTATAACTATAACAACACAAGTGGGTTTTACTCTAACTCCGCAGATTCTCTTGTGTATTTAGATTCACCGACTACGACAAATAGCACGACATATATGCTTTATGTTGCGTGTACTGACTCAAATACTGTTGGGTTTACGGGAGATACTGCACAAAGCTCAATTACTTTATTAGAAATAGCAGGATAAATAACTTAACACAAACTAGTCAAAGGAGACTAATTAACTATGGCATCAATTGCACAAGCACTCTCAGAATTGAGTGTAACAGAATGGGTGCTTCGTGGTGAACCAACTACTGAAGCAGAATTTAACCAAATGTTTCGTAAGGTCACTGGCGCAGATGCAAATGGCTCGGCTATCGAGTCTGCAAATCCTAGTGACTGGGGAGTTACATGGGCACAGGTTTCAGCTAAGCAAACTGAACTGACTGCCGCAGAGCCATTAAAAGCCTTGCGTGAAGAAAGAGATCGTTTGATTGCTGCTACTGATTGGTGGGCATTATCTGATCTCACTATGACAGCAGAGCAAACTGCCTATCGTCAAGCTCTCCGTGACATTACAGAAACATATTCATCACTGGATGACGTGGTCTGGCCTACAAAGCCATAATCGTTTATGTATAAATAGTCAAAAGAACTTTAACTTCTTAGGACTATAACATGGCGAATCCAAGCTCGCGTCAAGGCCTCATTGACTATTGTCTAAGACAACTCGGCGATCCCGTTGTAGAAATTAACGTGGATGAAGACCAAATCGAAGACAGAGTTGATGAGGCGATCCAGTATTACAGAGAATATCATTCAGACGCAACCGTTCGCACATATCTAAAACATTTGGTTGATGCTGATGATGTCACAAACGAGTATATTGAACTTGACAGTGACATTATTTTTGTCTCAAAACTATTTCCTCTATCATCTAATTTTAATTCTGGCCGTAATTTCTTTGATATTAAATATCAGATGATGTTAAATGATATGGCATCGTTGATCCATTTCGCTGGTGACCTTGCATATTATGAACAGATGCAACAATATCTGTCTCTCCTAGATATGAAACTGAATGGACATCCACAAGTTCAGTGGTCACGTCGGCAGAATCGCTTGTACATCTTTGGTGATTTTGCAGACCAAGATATTAAAGCAGGTGATTATATTATTGCCGAGGTTTATTCTGTAATTGATCCAGAGACACATACCTCTGTCTATAATGATATGTGGTTAAAAGAATATACCACAGCATTAATTAAACGACAGTGGGGGCAAAACCTAATTAAATTTGAGGGTATGCAACTACCTGGTGGTGTTATGCTTAACGGTCGTCAAATCTACGATGATGCAAATGCAGAGATTGAACGACTTAGGGAATCTATTAGACTTGAGCATGAATTGCCAGTAGATTGGTTTGTAGGATAATATGCGCAACGTTTATTTCAATAACCAAGTCAGGTCTGAGCAGAACCTGTTCGAGGATATTACTATCGAGGCCTTGAAGATCTATGGCCAAGATGTGTACTATATTCCTCGTGACATAGTATCTGAGGACAGAGTCTTTGGCGATGATATTCCCTCACGGTTTAATTCATCATATCGTCTAGAAATGTATATTGAGAACATTGAAGGCTTTGATGGCGAGGGTGATCTATTTACTCGCTTTGGTGTTGAAATTAGAGACGAAGCTACATTTATTGTGGCAAGACGTAGATGGACACAAACGGTCAAACGGTTTGATAATGAAATATCAGGCGATCGTCCAAGAGAAGGTGATCTAATTTACCTTCCGTTATCCAAGTCGTTATTTGAAATTATGCACGTCGAGCATGAGCAACCATTCTATCAATTAAATAATTTGCCAACTTATAAAATGCGTTGTACATTATTCGAGTACAATGATGAAGATTTGGACACAGGTATTCAAGATGTTGATGCAATTGAGCAAGATTACGCTTACACTTATAAACTTGTATTGAATGAAACCAGTAACTATATTAAGATTGGCAATACTGCGACACAAACTTTGTCAGATGGTACTGTGCTTACTGCCGAAGTTTCTAAATGGTCTGATTCTGATAGAGAACTAAATCTGATTCATCTTGGCGCATCGGATGGAGATTATCACACATTTGTCACATCACAAAATATTACAATTAATGACTCAGACTTTACAGTTGCTGAAATATTGGCAGATGATAATAAAATATCACAAAATGAACAGAATGCTGATTTTAGTACATTCTCTGATGACTTTATTGATTTCAGTGAAAATAATCCATTTGGCGATCCGGAGAATAGTTAATGTTTGGTACCTATTATTACCACGAAAAAATCCGGAAGTGCGTTGCTCTATTTGGACGAATGTTTAATGACATCTATGTGATTCGTAAAACATCAGCTGGTGCATCTACATCACAAATCAAAGTTCCATTATCATACGGACCATCGCGTAAGTATCTGGATCGTATTAGAGAAAATGAAAATTTATATGATGATACCAAAGTGGCAATTAAATTGCCTAGAATGTCATTTGAAATTACAAACTTTGCTTACGATACATCAAGGCAGTTAACCAAGACATCAACATTTAACACTGCTGGTACTACCGCTAACGATCGTAAGAAGTTTTTTCCACCTGTACCCTATACTATAAACTTTCAGCTCAACATTTATGCAAAGTCGCAAGATGACGCATTACAGGTTGTAGAACAAATTTTACCATTTTTTAATCCACAATATACGTTAACGGTTAAACCATTCCCAACAGAATACCCAGATTTTAAAGAAGATATTCCGATTATTATCCAGGGTGTTTCATTCCAAGATGACTTCGAGGGTCAATTAGAGACTCGGCGAACAATTATCTATGCATTGGATTTTGAAATGAAAGTTAGTTTTCACGGACCTATTTCAACCTCTGGTATTATTCGTCAATCAGATGCTATCATTTATGATATTCAGGCTGATTCAGACTATAAAGTACAGACAATTTCCGTCACTCCAAATCCTATAGATACAATTGGTTTGGCAGATTCCGATTTCGGTTTCACTACTACCATTACCAATATTTTGGACGATAGTGCATAATGAAAGATAAAGATGATAATGTAAAAAGTGACTATGACTATTCTCGGGAAACGTATTACGATTTGCTTGAGAAAGGTCGTGAAGGTCTAGAGGATATGATTCATGTCGCTCGTGAATCAGAGCATCCTAGAGCGTACGAAGTCCTATCCGGCATGCTTAAAAATGTTGCGGATATTAGTGATAAATTGATGGACCTTAATAAAAAGCATAAAGATATTACACAACCCACCAAAGAAACCAGGGCAATTGAACATCAGCAAAATAATATTTTTGTAGGATCAACTACTGACCTACAGCGATTATTGCAACAACAGAATGAACAAGTGATCGATGTCGATAGCGAATCAGATACAAACTGAGTCATATCTCGGTAATCCAAATGTAAAACGTGATGGAGTCCAACAACAGTGGACTTCCGAACTCGTACAAGAGTATTCTAAATGCATGAAAGATCCTACTTATTTCTGCGAGAAATATGTTAAGGTTATTTCACTTGATGATGGATTAGTCCCATTTAAATTGTATCCATATCAGCAAGAGATGTTTAAGCATTTCAATGATAATAGATTTAATATTGTCCTTGCTTGTCGACAGTCAGGTAAGTCTATTTCTTCTTGTGCATACCTCTTATGGTTTGTGTTATTCCATTCTGAAAAGACGGTAGCCATTCTGGCCAATAAGGGTGCCACTGCTCGTGAAATGTTGTCACGTATCACATTGATGTTAGAAAATCTCCCATTCTTTTTACAGCCAGGATGTAAAGCATTAAACAAAGGTTCTATTGAATTTAGTAATAACTCTAGAATCCTTGCTGCTGCTACGTCCGGTTCATCTATTCGAGGTATGTCGGTTAACTTATTATACTTGGACGAATTTGCATTTGTTGAAAGAGCATCAGAGTTTTATACCTCAACATATCCAGTGATATCTGCTGGTAAAGAAACAAAGGTTATTATTACATCCACAGCAAATGGTATTGGTAACATTTACCATAAAATTTGGGAAGGTGCCGTACAAAAAACGAATGAATTCCAACCATTCAGAGTTGATTGGTGGGATGTGCCAGGTCGTGATGCTGAATGGAAAAAACAAACCGTAGCAAATACATCACAGTTACAGTTCGACCAAGAATTTGGTAATACATTTTTTGGTACTGGCGATACCTTGGTCAATGCCAATACGTTACTGTCTCTTAGAGCACAGAATCCAATTCGGTCACTAGAAGGTGGTTCCCTCTTGGTCTATAAAGAACCTATCAAAGGGCATGAGTATATTATGACCGTGGATGTCAGTAAGGGTAGAGGACAGGACTATTCTACTTTTACTGTGATCGACATTAGCACAAGACCTTTTGAACAGGCGGCCGTATATCGCAATAACACTATCTCGCCTATCCTTTACCCTAACATTATCTATAAGTATGCGAAAGTCTACAATGAAGCATATGTCGTTATTGAATCAAATGATCAAGGTACTGTCGTCTGTAATGGATTATATCACGATTTGGAATACGAGAACATCCATTTAGAATCTTCTGTTAAAGCAAATGCTATTGGTATTGAGATCACAAGAAAAACAAAACGGCTTGGATGTTCTGCCATTAAAGATATTTTGGAAAATAATAAATTATCAATTGTCGATGAACAGACGATTTTAGAAATATCTACATTTGAGGCAAGAGGTCAATCATACGAGGCATCAGATGGTAACCATGATGACCTTATGATGAATCTAGTGATGTTTGGTTATTTTGCTTCGACTCAATATTTTGGCGATATGACAAATATTGATATGAAAAAAATGTTATTTGACCAAAGAATGAAAGAGATTGAGGACGATGTGGTGCCATTTGGCTTTATTGATGATGCATCAGACCACATTGCAAAAATTGAACACGAAGAATCACCTTGGGCGATCGAATATGATCGGGATCTGTAATATTATAAATAATAGTTGAATTTGAAAACTATACCCGTATTATGGATTCATATCATTAAAATAACGAGGAAAAAGCAATGGCTCTTTTTACACCATCAGAATCTCCTGCGGTAGTCGTACGAGAGATTGATCTGACCGGTGGCGTACCTAATGTCCAGTCCACTACGGGTGCGATCGTCGGTAATTATAGATGGGGTCCGGTGCTTGAGAGAACTCTTGTCTCTAACGAGGCAGAGTTGGTCGATGCATTTGGTTCACCATCCGATAGTAACGCGGTAGATTTTCTATCCGCAACTCAGTTCCTTAGATATTCTAGTTCACTTCAGGTAGTTCGTAATGTTGATAGCGACGCCCAAAGTGCATTTAGTCTTCAGGGAACCACTGGGTCAAGTCCAGATTCAAATGGATCTGTGACAATTGATAACCCATTGGTATTAAATTCAACAGATTTTACGAATAGAGAAACTTCA